GATGTACTTGTAGAAAAACTCGGTGACCATGAATTAGTACCTTATGTGAAGTGGGAAATGGGCGTTCACAACGTCCGTTACCCTCCAAAAACTGGCATCGCAATGATCCAGCAAACAAGAGGACAATTAATGGGATCCTTGTTATCTTTTCCTGTCTTGTGTTTAGCGAACGCATTTACTGCATCATGCGCAACAAAGACTTCTTTATCTGAACTAACCGCTTTGATCCATGGGGATGATATCCTTATGAAAGTCAACAACATGGAATACGAAGAATGGAAGAGAACAGCAGCGAATATTGGGCTAGAACTTTCGATAGGAAAGAACTATCTCAGTAATCGATTCGGTTCTATCGATTCTCAACTTTTCCAAAAAGTTGAGGGAAAGATGGTTAGATCGAATACAGGGAAATACAAATGTTTCAAGACAGGTGGGGAGAACGAGGAAGGTAAAATTACTGAATTACTTCGACGAAAGTGGACAAGTCAAAAATTGTCCATATCCATCGAGAATTCCTTAAAAAGACCCCGCGTTCAATCGACGTCCATACAAATTATGGAGGTCTCGATCCCAATGGTCGAAAACCAGAACGAAAACTGGAACATGCCGTCTATGCAGCCAAAATAAATTCCTTAAAATCGAAATTTATTAGTATGGGGGAAAAGTTTGTCGCGAGTATTCCTGAGGATTTCATCCAAAGATATGAAGAGTCTAACTCTACATTAACTAGGGTGGACAATCCACTAGAATTCTCTATGACAACAGAGACTGAATCACATCTATGGAAAGCAGTAAAAAAGGTTTCTAAGAAAGGGACCATCTTATTCAAAACAATTGAATTCGATGAAAACCTCTCAGTGAGGCCAATTACAGTTCTAATAGACCAGAATCAAAAATCGCTTTTCGAGAACATGTTTTTATGTTTCTCTAAAGAAAGTGTGTTGAATCATGATGATATCATGTATTTCAACTCGTTGAACAAACATCGTCAGTGAATGGGGAGGTACTTCCAATCAGAAGCCTCTTATCCCAAGCCATAAATGCTTAGCAACGATCCGAATATAGTGACAAAGAAAATCGTCACATCAAGTCTGAGGCGCACTATGCCCTCTGTGAAACCGGTTACGGTACCACTTAGACCC